TCCCCAAATACACGCCGTCCTCGGTATCAAAACCGGCGAACCGCTCGACCTCATCCCTGGTAATGTACATCAGATGCGTGCAGGTGCCGAGCTTGTGCCCTTTATAATATTCTCCCATAGTAAAACCTCCATATTCTATTTGTGGTTTCCCACGACGCCCTGGGGCGTTTCGGCCCGTACCACGGGGCCATCATCAGGCGGGATAATATGCCAGGCTTTTAATCAGAGCCGCACGGATGCGAGCTGTGCTGGCGTCGGAGTAGTAATATTTTCTCGTGCCGTTGGGCTTGTGATGAACCATCCCGGCTTCGTAAATATCGACCTTGTGGCCGCTCCCCTCATAGCGGATACCGGACGCATCCGGGCACTCCGTAACAACGAACCCCAGGGCCTCGATTGATTTAATCATTGCTTCTTTGTTGAACATTTTGTTGTCCCCCCTTTGTTTTGATGTCTGTGTCTTACCATGTAGGAATACTTATTGCAACCTGTAATCTCGTCTAAAAAGTGCTTTCTTTTTAAGGCAAACTGACTGGGATAATATACAAGAAAAGCGGCCCCATCCGGAGCCGCTGCAGGATCAGAAACCGGGGATGATTTCTCCGCCGATGTTGAGCAGATGCCAGAACCGGCGACTGCCAACGATGCAGGCCTCGATGCACTCCCAGCCTTCAAGATCCTTGTAAACAATACTACATGTTTGATATTCCATAAAATAACCTCCCATTCCTTAAAAGCGATCCATAAAATCGCTGAATTTTTCCTTGCTGCCGGAGACCCGCGCAAAGAGCCAAACCCCGGTCAAAAATGCAGGATAGGCAACCCCGATCCATAAAAGAAAAATAACCAACATGAACAATGCACCCATAAAAATTACCTCCCAAAGTGCGGGGGATTTTCCGTCCCGCGTATTTGATTTAGAAACTAACGACAGTCCAATGACCAGCGGAGCGGGTCTTGCGGAACTGGTAAGTCACGCCGTCTACTTCGATATAACGATCATTTACAATGCAAGGATTGAAGCCCTGAGCTTTTGCCTTCCCGTAAATCTCAGAAGCCAGAACCTCAACCGAAATTCCGAACCCGTATCCATTAACCATTTCCTGCAGCATTTCTTTTGTCATTTTTGTTTCCCCCTTGTATTTGATGTCTGTGTCTTACCATATAGGCACACTTATAGCAATCTGTAATCTCGTCTAAATATAGACTTCTTTTATATGCTGTTTTGACTGGAAAGAGACAAGAAGAAAACGGCCCCCGGAGGAGCCGCTCAGGATCATTTTTTAAGTTGGAATTGGTAGTATTCATTGAATAGGCCGGCAGCTCGTAAATCAGGATCAAGGCCACGCGATACCGTGCATCCCAGGTGATGCGCCTGCATTTGGACATCATCCCAGCCGCCCTTTGTATAGGTAGTTAGCACTTTCAAATCCCCATGCTCGACGATATACTGGATTTTTTCCTCTTTGCTCATATTTAGAAATTCAACTCGTAAAATAGTGTTTTTTGACATTTTGTTTTCCCCCTTATTTGGTATGTCTGTGTCTTAACATATAGGGATACTCATAGCAACCTTTTTCTGCAATTAAAAGCGGCCCCGATCCGGAGCCGCTGGGCTTGCTTTAGATTGAGCAGGCAACTGCCTCATAATGGGCCTTCATGGCCTCATATCTTTTGACGATATCGGAGCGCTCGCCAAAATCCCAGGATGCGCGGCGGATTGATCCGTTCATATTCTCCGCCTTGTCCCGGAAGTGGGCAACGACCTCAGACATATCACCAATGGACACGACCTCAATCGCGGCGTGCTCTTTGTTCCAGCGGTGAGCCGCGGCGGACTTGGCGCGATCACTTACGAACACGGAGATGGGCCAGAAGCAAACGTGATTCTTTGCGGTGCTGATTTTTCCCCGCTTGGAGATTTTGTGGAGACAGTAGTCACGACCAGACCAGGTGGGGTCGCCGGGAGAGTTGTCAACGAAGTAAAAACCGTTGTCAGTCTTGAAGTATGCGCCGGTGATTTCTACGATCATGCCGGTCTTGATCTCGATGCCATTTCTATCTTTCATATTTGAAGCTCCCTTCGATTTGATGTCTGTGTCTTAGCATATAGGGCACCTTATAGCAAGTTGGAAAATGGTCTAAAAAGTGCTTTCTTTTTTGGCTGTTTTGACTGGAGATGGAGGAGGCAAAGCAAAGCCCCGGAGCAGATCACTCCGGGGACGGATCAAATGACGATCAGCGGGAACGGCTCGTCTCGACGCTGGCGGCGGGAAAGCAACCGGACGAACTCGCTCTCCTCGCGATCAGAGAGAACATGGTCGGCGGGGAACTTGGCCAGATACTGCAGGCCAAGAGCAAGGCCAAACAACTGCCGGCCAACGGGAACGCGCCCGGCGGCGAAATTATCAAGCTCGTGACGATATAAAGAACCAGCAACCCACATATTAAAAACCTCCTTGTTTTTGGTGCCCTCGTAACCTCCGGGGCGGGCTGTATTTCTATCAGCTCAGCGCGGTCTCGATGAACTCGACGGCGTCCTTGATGGTGCGGAAAGTGTGGAACTCACGCCAGCCCTTACCCTCACGGACGGTGACGTGGTAGCAGCCGTGGGTGCCGACCATGCGCTTGATCTCGTAGCCATTGACGGTCTTGATGGTTTCGTACATTTTGTTGTCCCTCCTTGCTTTGATGTCTGTGTCTTAGCATATAAGACCACTTATTGCAATCTGTAATCTTGTCCAAAAGTGTGGGGCTTAATTATTGCTTTTGACTGGAGGAAATGACATGAGAAAAGCGGCTCCGATCTGGAGCCGCTTTCAAGCGCAGGCAGGACGGCGGGCTTTAGAACTTCCGCTTGACCGCTTTCTTCAATTCTTCTCCCAGTACTTCAAGCGCCTTTTCCATTTGCTTGACTTCGTATAATTCACAAGGGCCTGGGAGCAAAACGCGCCGATAATGGATATTGACTGCTTTTACCGCTTCTTCAATTTTCATTTTAACAACCTCCTTACTTTTTACGGAAACGATCCACGATGGCGCGACCACCAAAAAAGACGGCGGCGAACACAGCGAGCCAAACGATGACACAAATTACAGTTTTCATATTAACCTCCCTTCTTGACAAATGCGGAAGAATAGCTATAATGGGCGGTGAGGGGAGCGGGCGGTTTCCCGCCCCCCTCACGGTTCTTAGTCAAACAACTTTTGAACCGCTGCTGTGATCAGGTCGGCTACCACGCTTCCGATCACACCAAGGAAGAAGTCTATCAAGACTTCAAGCAACCGCCCCGCTCGCTTCGGCTTGCGGGGCTTTCGCTTTCCCTTGCCCATTTGAAGCAACTCCCTTCAATGTATTTCCTCCTCAGAGGATGTCTGTATGTTAGCACTTATAGCATACTTTTCAAGATGGCAACTCGTCCAAAAGTGTAATAACAGGTTTGTCTCTTATAACATCTTGCATAAATACGCTTTTTAGGTATGATGATATCGGAAGCTGGAAAAGGGGCTTCGTTAAAAGACACACCCGACAAAGGAGGGAACAAAATGGAAGAGGAAAGAGTTTACAAGACCACCGAAGCACAGCGCAGAGCAACAGCAAAGCGCATGGCGAAGATGGACAGTTTGTCGATCTGGCTCAAGCCTGAGGAAAAGGACGCCCTGCGCCAAAAGGCACAGGAGGCGGGCATGAGCATGACGGCATACATCAAGAAGAAGTGCGGGATCTGAGAGAAGCCCGCAAAAGATGGCACACAATGGCACACAAACATCTGTTATACTTTATAGTAGGAACGGCACAAGGGAGCGCCAGAAACGGCCTCCCTTGGCTTGTCCATTCGCTATTGTAGCTCAGCTGGCAGAGCAGCTGATTTGTAATCAGCTGGTCGGGGGTTCGAGTCCCTCCAGTAGCTCCATCCCCGACGGCGTGACCTGTCCCCCTGGAGCGCCACCCTCCCCGGAGGCACCTCCCGCCGCCCGGGGAACCATACGCGTGCATAGTATAACGGTAGTATAATTGCCCTCCAAGCAATCGGTGTGGGTTCGATCCCCGCTGCACGCTCCAGATGCAGGCATATAAGCATCTCCTTTCTACATATAAGATCACATCCCGGTAAGGGTCTCGCCCAGACAAGCTGCGCCAACAGCCCTGGGTGCTTGAGTGCAATTCTCATGAGCCGGAAACATGCGTAATTGGTGTATTGGCAGCATTCCACCTTCCCAAGGTGACGGGGCCGGTTCGATCCCGGCATTACGCTCCACCATTCTGCCCCATAATAGGAGCGGGATGCGAGGCACGCAAGAAAAGCCTGGAACTTGCGACAACGGCCCGATGAGGGTCGCTGTAGAATATACAGAGGGCCACCCGTGGATAAATAGGCACCCTGTTATATGGGGCATAATTAAAGCAATAGGAAATCTCATGTGGTTTGTTGTCAAAGTGTGGGCGGCTATTTTGGTAACTATCCTAATAATGGGCCATTAGCTCAGTGGAAGAGCAGAGGGCTTTTAATCCTTGTGCATCAGTTCGATCCTGATATGGCCCACCAATCCGGCAAGCCGGCGTTGAAGCGCGAGAAGCTGGGCAATGGATTGATCCATCAGCCGGTGAAAAGACGCAGGGTGGCTGGATAACAGCGTATGGCACCACGGACTCTATTGTGAGGAACGGGACCTTTAACTGGCAGACGTGCCACCTGTAGACAGTCAGGCGCATGAGGACAGCGAAACAGTCGGGACACGACGGAGCAGCCACGCCGCATATTCGCATGTGTGAGGCGAAGCGCTGGCACACCGCAACAGGACTGCGAGAGCCTGAAAAAGTGTGCCTATAAAGTTTGTATATATTGCTCCCTTACAATACCCACACACAAGGGATATGCTGTGAGGGTATAAAGATCACAGGCCAGGAAGCAGGGCAATGCACCGATGACAATCCGCCACAGATACAGAGAGATCAAAGAGGCAGAGGGAACAACGGTGACAGTAGACAGCAAAGAGTTGAAGCGAAAGCTCACAGAGGATATACACAGCGCAATGAGGACAGGCAACCAGCAGGGCAGGGCATAGGCACCCCCCTCCTCCCTCCTCCCTCCTCCCTCGACACAGAAGCGCAGGAGAAAAGAAAAAAGAAATAAAAAATTATACACTCGCAAGCACAAAGCACATAGACCCCCCTCCCTCCTTACGCACCGGGGCACTCAAAAGGTACTACCGGAACGAAAAGGAACGGAGCGGGGCTAACGGGCGCGTTTTTTCACCAGTCACAGGGGGGAAAACGGGCCCATTTCGCTACGCATGACACAAAAGAGGTGGCAAGGTTGAATATAGAGAGGAAAAAGCTGGCCGAATTAAGGCCGGCAGAATACAACCCGCGCAGAGAGCTACAGCCCGGGGAACCTGAATATGAGAAAATCGCCCGGAGCATTGAGCAGTTCGGTTACGTAGACCCCCTTGTGGTAAACAAGGACGGGACCGTGATCGGAGGACACCAACGCCTCCGGGTTTTAATTGATATGGGCGCAGAGGAAGCCGACGTTGTAGTCCTGGACTTGGACAAGGACCGGGAGAAGGCGCTCAACATTGCGCTGAATAAGATCACCGGCAGCTGGGACGCCGTAAAGCTCACAGAGTTAATCGGGGAGTTGGATCTGGAGGACTACGACCTGAGTCTGACTGGCTACAGTGAAAAGGAGCTGGAGGCAATTCTGGCAGAGGTAAGACTGGACCCCGACGCGCTGTCGGATGATTTTGAATTACCGGACCGCGAGCAGGTAGACGCGCACACAATGAACGTTACCATGCACAAGGATCAAATTGCAATCGTTGAGGCTGCAATCGACCTGGCACTGGAAGAAGGCGACGTCATGACCTTTGGCAACGACAACAGGAACGGAAACGGATTATACAAGGTGGTGAGCGAATGGCTGGAGAGTATGGAATCAGAACAGAACGACGCAGATTAGACCAGATCACCCCGGCGGAATACAACCCCAGGAAGGACCTGCAGCCAGGCGACGAAGAATGGAAGAACATCGCCCGCAGCCTTGCCGAGTTTGGATATGTTGACCCGATCATTATCAACCAAGACGGAACGATCATCGGCGGGCACCAACGCGCAAAGGTGATGCAGGCCATGGGCCAGCAGGAAGCCGATGTGGTCGTGGTCGATCTGGAGAAGAACGACGAAATGGCCCTCAACGTTGCGCTGAATAAAATCGGCGGACAGTGGGACCTTGACAAGCTAAAGGACGCCCTGCGAGACATCGACACCAGCAGCCTGGATGTGAAAGTCACCGGCTTCACAGATGGCGAAGTCGAGTTGATGCTCGGAGACTTTGGCAGAGACGACGAAGAGGACGACGAAGGCCCGGAAGTTTCCCGGATCACATTTGTTCTCAGCTTGGAGCAGTATGCGGCAGTCGAGCACGCGAGACAGCTTGTGCGCAACAAGTACAGCGCAGCGGAGCTGGAGGCATACGGCAACACGAACCGCAAAGGCAATGAAATCTTTAGGGTGGTGAAAGAATGGGTCGATGCAAAGAGATAGAGGTCAAGGTCATACCTTCCTCGATTGCGAATGTTTTTGTCAAAAAGCATCACTACAGCGGGAAAGTGGTAAACAACAGCTGCCTGCACTTCGGCGCTTTTCTGGATGGGAAGCTCCACGGCGTGCTGAGCTACGGGCCCTCGCTTGACAAAAAGAAGATTATCGGCTTAGTTGCCGACACCAAATGGGACGGCTTCCTGGAGCTCAACCGGATGGCATTTGACGAACATCTGCCGCGCAACTCAGAGAGCTACTGCATCGCAAAGACGATCCGCCTGATTAAAAAGAACGCGCCCCAGGTAAAGTGGGTGATTTCCTTTGCAGACGGATGCAGCTGCGGAGACGGGACCATTTACAGAGCCGCAAACTTTGTGCTCACAGATATAAAAGAAAACTCCGGTATCTACCTACTGCCCAGCGGTGAGAAGATACACCAAATGACGCTGCAGAGCAACCCCAACAGCCCGCGCCCGGAGCTTGGAGGAAAGTCCCTCTATGACATTACCGGCGGTGTGCTGAGTATGAAGAAATACACGGAGGTCACAAACGCTACAGTGCTGCCGGGCTACCAGTTCCGATATATCTATTTTATCGATCCAGAGTATCGGAAGAAGCTGCGCGTGCCAGAAATCCCCTTCTCGAAGATCGACGAACTGGGAGCGGGCATGTATAAAGGCCAGAAGATCACGCAGGCAGCACGACACGAAGAGAGCCATTACTGAGTTTTATAAATAACCTGAGAGGAGGCGACGGTGGATGGCTGAAAACGGCCAGTTGTACGAGGCAAAGGTTATCGCCCAGCTATTCAACGTCAGCGTCCGCAGAATCCAACAGCTGACGCAGGATGGCACAATCGACACCATAAAGACAGAGAGCGGGAGACGGTATGACCTGATTCCGACTATTCAAAAATATATCAAGTATTTACAGGACAGAGCGACAGGCCGCGAGAAGGCCCAAAAGGACGCGAACAACGAAAGTGAAAAGCTGGAGGCGGAAGCGAAGCTCAAAAGAGCAAAGGCGGAAGTCGCAGACCTGGAACTCAAAGAGCTTAAGGGTGAACTTCACAGAGCGGAGGATGTAGAAGCGGTTATGACCGATCACATCCTCCTTTTACGTTCCATGATCCTGGCAATGCCCGGGCGCCTTGCGGTAGATGTTACCGCAGCAAAGACACCGGCAGAGGCGGCGGAGATCATAAAGACCGAATGTTACACAATGCTCAATCAGCTATCGGCTTATGAATACAACCCGGACGAATACAGGCGGCGCGTCCGGGAGCGAAAAGGGTGGGACGAAACAACCGATGAATAATTTCACCCGCACGATCCGCCGAGCCTTTACGAACTACAAACCGCCCGAGGATATTACAGTCAGCCAATGGGCGGGAAAATACAGAGTCCTATCCAGAGAAAACGCCGCAGAGGCGGGCCCGTGGAGAAACAACCGCACGCCGTACCTTGTAGAGGTAATGGACAGTTTCACAGACCCGCAAATCAAAAAGATCACCCTTGTTTCTTCCTCGCAGGTCGGCAAATCCGAACTGCTGAACAATATTCTCGGCTACATCATAGACGAGGACCCGGCCAGCACCTTGTTTGTGCAGCCGACCGTGGACGACGCAAAGAAGTTCTCCAGATTGCGAATCGCCCCCATGATCCGCGACACGCCCCGCTTGAGGGCGAAGGTGGCAGACGTAAAAAGCCGGGACAGCGGAAACACAATGCTGCAAAAGAAGTTCCCGGGCGGAATGCTTACCATGGTTGGCTCCAACAGCCCCAGCGGTCTGGCATCAACGCCGTGTAAGTTTGTGCTTGGCGACGAAAGAGATCGCTGGGCGCTATCAGCCGGCACAGAGGGCGACCCCTGGAAGCTGGCGGAGGCAAGAACAACCACCTTTTACAACGCCAAAATGGTGGAGGTGTCAACTCCGACCATTAAAGGAATGAGCGCAATCGAAAAGGGTTACAACGCAGGCACCCGCGAAAGATGGTGCCACCAATGCCCGGACTGCGGCGAATGGCTGGAGATATGCTTTGATGATTTTAAGTTCCAGTTTGAGACGATCAAGCAGGACCGGAAGAAAGATTTTTATATTACCGATACCGGCTGGTGCTGCCCCTGTTGCGGAACGTTCCACACGGAGGAGGAAATGCGAGACGCACCAGTTAAATGGATTGCGCAGAACCCGGATGCGATCAAAAACGGACACCGCAGCTTTAAGCTGTCCGCGTTCGCTTCCCCCTGGGTATCTTGGGAGAGCATCGCTTATAAATTCCTCACAGCAAAAGACGATCCGGCGCAGCTCCAGACCTTTTTCAATACCGTTCTCGGGGAATGGTGGGAAGATCGAGGAGAGACCATCGACAACGAAGATGCCCTCGCCCG